AATGGTGTGGTAGAGCGTACGAAGGCAGTTTCAGACCAAGCTAAACTTAGTTTTGCTGAAGCACAAGCGCACGCTGAAAACTATCAACGATCCCTAAACGCAGCCAAACCCGGTATAGACCCAAAAGTGGCACAAGCAGGAGTTGCAGGCGCACTCAAAGGAGTACCCCCAGGAGTTTCTCGGTCGATCCTCGCTCAAGCGCAAGCAGGAAAGCAATTAAGTAATCGACAGATAAAAGTACTACAAGACGAAGTAGAGAAGAAAAAGCTTCTGCGTGGAAAAGAGTTAAGAGACTTCAAGACACATTTAGCTAATATGCAGAGATCAAATACCCTGGCTAATAAACGCATGGTTGCAGAATATCAGATAGCAATGGAAAAAAAGAAAATTGCTACAAAGAGATTTGAGGTATTTTTTAAAGGTTCTATGGCTGCTGTAACTACCGCAGCCTCTGTGGCAGGTAGGGCTATCTCTCTCTTGTTCTCCGCCGCGGCTTGGCTAGGAATGATATATACCTTATATCAGGTAGTAAAAGCGTTTATGTCTTCCGGAGAGGAAGCAGAAGTGGTAGCCAACAAGTATGACCATGTTAAGGAAAAGCTGAGCAGCGTTAACGAAGAGTTAAAGCATTTCAACGCCATACAAAACGTACTGAATGACACAGGAAAGCTAACGATTACTAGCCTGGACGCCATAGGAAAAGCTTTAGGTAATATATCTACAAACCTCTTTCAAACTTCTGCTGACGTGATAGACCGTGTACTCAAAGATAGAGTGGGCGCACTAACTATGGCAGGCGAACGACTCGGCGAACTCAACAGATTGCAGGTAGAGGCACAAAACTATGCTGACAAAGGGGTAGTTCCTACCCGCTATGCTGGGATGAGGCCGGATGACCGCCGGGATGCGATGGCCGAAGATAGAGATAGAATGAATATGCTGAAAAAAGAGGCGGCAGGCCTTCAAGCTATCATACAACAAACACCCGCGGATTTCATGAGAGCACTTACTCCGGAGATTATTGATACATTAGAGCGAGAGCGGGAGATGATAGTAAATAATGCAGATGCAAAGATCGCAGGCAGTGAAGTAGCTCTTAGATATGTTGCTGCTATTGATGCGATCAAAGCTGGCACAGCCGAGAATAGTAAGGAGTTGGTATCCTCAAGAGAGGCATTTAAAAATCTTGCCGCAGAAGTAGGCACACTAACTAATATAAACAAGCTAGCAGCTGACGGCTTTGATGATTTACGTAGAAAATTATTCCCCAAGAGTGAGTATGCTAATTACTTAACTACTCTCGAAGAGCAGCTTCGTTTGAGCAAGCTAGTTAAAGCTAACAACCTCGAAGAAAAAGCATCAATTGACGCAAAGATAGCATCAATCGGAAAAGAGATTGCACTTGTTAAAGAGTTGAGAGACCAAAAACTGCGTCATGAACGAGAAAGTCGGCTATTAGATGTGGTACAAAAGAAAAGCGCCCCTGATATAGAGTTTCCTGGGCTTAAAAAGCGTAGAGAGGAGCTAAATAAAGTAGCGAATGCTGAGTTAAAACTTAATCAGATGCGTGACCAGGCCCAGTTAAAAAGGGATATGCTACAAACAGTAGTAAACCCTACAGTAGCACAGCTGGCAGATATGGAAAAGATAAACGCTCAAGTACTTTTGCAAGAAGACCTTGTTAGAAGAGCCAACCTTGCGCTAACAGATGGCCACAAGATTACAAAGACTATGGCCGGTGCTATTGAGTCTAATATGACAACTGCGTTTGCTGGTTTGATAGACGGTACTATGACGGTAAAAGAGGCTTTTGCGAGCATGGCTCAAGGAATTTTGAAAGCGTTGGCTCAAGTAATTGCGGAGCTGATAACCGTTAAACTCCTCAAAATGGCGATAGGCGCGTTTAGTTTCGGGGGTAGTGCTGGAGACATGCAAGGTGTTACGGGCAATTACTCTCAGCCTACCATGATGGGCTCAACAAGTGCGTATGCAAGAAATGGTGGTGTTTTCTCAGAAGGTGCAAAGGTACAAGGTTACTCAGCCGGCGGTGTAGCAAGTGGTTCAACTTCTGGATACCCTGCAGTGTTGCATGGAACAGAAGCAGTAGTACCCCTGCCGAACGGCAACTCAATTCCTGTCGAAATGAAAGGTGCGGGAAGCGGTACTACAAACAATAATATTACAGTAAACGTAGCTTCCGACGGACAAACAACTACCCAGGGCGGAAAAGGTATGGATATGGATAAGATGGGAGCAGCAGTAGCAGCAGCAGTCCAGAAAGAATTACAAAACCAAAAGAGATCGGGCGGTATACTTAACCCGTACGGAGCAGCATAATGGCAACAGGATTTATATACGACGGAGCAGCAGCATACGCTACTCCCGATAAAGGTCTATCAAGAGGTAGCAACCCTTCCGTTTTAGTTGCTCGCTTTGGTGACGGGTACGAGCAAAGAGTAGCTGACGGTATAAACAGCTTACAAGAAAGTTATAATATTTCGTTCAATAATAGAACAAAAGCATTTATTGATGATGTTGTAAGTTTTTTAGATGCCCAGAACGGAGCTGCTAACTTTACTTTTACACTACCAGATACAAATAACACTACCAGAACTGGAGAGAAAGACATAAAAGTCGTATGTGATTCGTACAATACTGCATACGCATACGATGATTTTTATAATTTAACAGCAACTCTTAGGAGAGTTTACGAACCATGAGTGATATAATTGCAACAGACTTACAACAACTAGAGCCTTCGAGTGCGTTCATAGATTTATTCGAGCTAGCGCTTGAAGACGGTCAAGTGCTTTATTTCCATGACGGGCTAGAAGCAGATCTTAGTACAGTTCAATTTAGAGACAATGCTTCGCCTTATGCTTTACGAACGTACACAGCCATGCCAGTACTTATGGAAGGGTTAGAGATGGCCTCCGATGGAGCACCTGCTAGACCTTCTTTTACTGTCGCTAATATTTTAAGTATGTTTAGTGGTTTATCTGGAGATTTTACAAATGATGATTTAATAGGCTCTGCTTTGGTAAGACGAAGAACTCTTAAAAAGCATCTACATGGAGAATCCGCAGCGGGGTCTGCTGGTACCGCTCCTACAGAATTTCCTATTATTAAGTACATTATAGATAGAATTGCTTCAGAAAGTAATACTATGGTTGTATTTGAGGTAGCCGTTCCTTATGATTTAGAAGGTATAAAACTACCGAGACGTGTAGTAGTAGGTAAGTACTGCTCTTGGCAGTATCAAGGCGCTGCGGCAAATAAAGGAGGTTGTAGTTTTCCTGCAGATAGTATTTTATTTATTAAAAGTAACTTAAATGACGACTCTACCCGCCCACATAGAGCCTTTTTTGATATAGATGATACTCTCTTATTTCGCGCAGATTGGTTTACCAACTCAAATGCACCAGATTGGGCCTCAGGCCAACTTTATAAAGCCACCTCATATGTAGAGGATGGAGGCAAGTATTGGAGGTGTACAGCTGAGCATACTTCAGCAACTGGAAATAAACCTCCAAGTGTTGTATGGGCTCCGATATTTACGTATGTAACGCATGATGCTACTAATGAGACCTATGCAGTAGGAGATCGAGTCTTCCTTAATGATCACATATGGAGATGTATAGTAGGACATAATTCGTCTACTTCCTCTGTAGGTACGATTCTGCCTAGCGATACTTCTAAATATTGGGTGAGAGACGATAACTGTGGTAAAACATTACAATCTTGTAAATCTCGCTTTCAGTACGTTCCAAGAGACTTTTCTGGCGTAACTCCAGAAGACCACCTACCTCCAGACGGTAGAAAAAATACTACTGGTGTATTACCTTTTGGAGGGTTTCCAGGAACCCAGAAGTTTTAATATGATTCAATTTTTAGAGCAGATACAAAAGCATTTTGAGGAATGGTACCCAAAAGAAGGTTGCGGAGTACTGGGAGCAGTTAAAGGGGATCTACAGTGGTTCCCTTGTGACAATATTGCAGAAGGGGAGGAAGACTTTATAATAGACTCTCAGCAATACTTAAAAATCTCAAGAAAGTGTGATATTGTAGGAGTGGTTCATAGTCACCCAGATGCAAGCTGTGATCCAAGCATTTCAGATGTAAATTATTGTAATGCAACAGGAGTGCCTTACTATATCTTTAGTTATCCAGAAATGGAGTTGCATACACTAAAGCCTGAGAGTGTTTCAAAGCCTCTTTATGGCAGGGACTATGAGTTCGGTGTTTCGGATTGTCTAGAGGCAGGCATAGACTACTATAAAGCCCAGGGAATTGACTTACCAAAAAGAATACCTTTCGAAGACGACTGGTGGGAAAAAGGTTTAGATTACTTTACAGAAGACTATATTAGTACTTGGGGTTTTAAGAAAGTTGAAGGTAATATGCAAAAAGGTGACCTAATCATTTTTGCAATCAGATCCGCAGTAGGCAACCATTGTGGAGTATATTTAGGTGATGATCTAATATATCATCACGCACAAAACAGAATATCTTGCAGAGAGAATATTTATCCTTTCTGGAAAAAACATATAATTGGAGTATATCGTTATGCGTCGTAAAGTTACCTTAGCTGGAGAGCTTAAAGAGAAGTTCGGAGAAGTCTTTTATGTAAATGCCGACTCTCATCAAAGCATATTAAAGTGTATAAACGCAAATAGACCTGAGTTCAAGCAATACTTATTAGATTCTATTGATAAGAATGTGGGCTTTACAATTGACATGGCAGGAGAGTCAGTAGCAGAGGAGGACTTACTAATTCCTTTAAAAGAGGGCGATGTTACCATTACAGCTATACCTGCAGGCTCCAAGAGTGGCA